TGAGCTTGAATCGCTTCGGTGCTGCGGGAATTGCAAATCCTACCACACAAGAAGCGATTGTATGATGAAGCATGAATATAGGCCAAACCAGTATTGTGATATGTGGCAATCCGATGGCCTGAAAGAACGGGGAACCTAAAATGGGTACATTTGTACCCAGAAAGGGTATATTAGGCTCACTATAACACACAGTGCTATAATAAAGTGGTTGTTCGGAAAATCAGGACAACCAGCATGGACACGTTATTGTTTCATGTCCATGTGTGACACATAAAGAACGACTAATACAAAAACGTATTAGAAGGTAAATAGGGGGTAATATGAACCTAGAACATTTGAGCGATGAAGAGTTGGCGGAGGGGATTAGGTTAGGAGACAGCTTATTAACCATCAACTATTGGTTTTGGAAGGGGATGTTTCTTAACGAGCTTGTCGCCCTTTATGAAGAGCAACTTCGCAGATGGTCTGAACGGCGGAAGTTTAAAAATAATCAAGCAGCATAACCACAGGTGGATAAATATGACCAACGATAAACTCAAGCAGCAGAATAAGGAATTACTGGCCGAAAATAAGCTACTCAAGACGAAATATAAATCCATGTATAATTACTGCAAGGCGGTCATCCAGCTGACGAGGGTGATATGCAATTTAGATGAGGAAAAGAAAAATGTATTTAAAACAGGTTCAATGTGATTTTTGCAAGAAGTCATTTACTGAGGCCGATGTTTTTGAACTTCAAGAATTTCATTATATCAGATTCACCGGCGGTTTTAGTTCAGTCTTTGGAGATGGGGCAGAGGTCGAATGTGATATTTGCCAAATATGTTTAAAAGAAATCATCAAAGATAAATATAGAATTGTAAATGGCATGGGAGGGTTATAAATGGACGGCAATACAACAACTGGCATTCCTTTTGAAAGATGTATTATTTGTAATAATTATCACACTTATAGTGCTGAAATGTGCAATCGTCTGCACCGTAATGAGGTAGATAAAATAGAGCCATCCACGCAACCGCCAATGATACTGATTCCTGATTATAAAGATCAGTTACAGACGATCATAGACCTGTTAAAAGAGATAAAATATAACACGGACAGATTGCGCATAAAATGACCTTGACGGCGGCAAATAATGTGGATGGAGTAAAGTAATATGGCCCCAGGGAAGGCACATGAAGACGCAATTCAAATCATCAAGAGCACTCTTAAAGATGAGTTTAGGATCGACGACTGCCATTTTTATGAAAGTTATTCTGTTTATAAAAAGCGCCCGGATATCGTGTTCAGAAATCCAGTAACCAATAGAATGATAGTTGTGGAAGTCGGCAATACAAGCGCCGAAAAGATTGCGATTTATTTATCCGTTCCAAAAATAGAAGAGATAAGATGGTACACAAGATATTGCAAGAAAAAGGGCGTTCATCTGTGTGGGCAATGGTTCACCGATGATGTTTCGAAAACATTTATCACGCAAAAGTCTTGCCGTATCAGGGAGAGAGAACGGCGGATTAAGTCAGATATTAAAGAATACGAAAGGCGATTACAAGAATTAAAGATCAGTCCCGATTCTTATATCTGCTGTTCTGGATGCGGACAACATTTGCTATTAAAGCAGGCTTCTTTTGTTACTCATCATAAAAGGCAATATTGCGTTTGCCCTGACTGTATGGATCAACGCAAATTTGAAACCATGTCAAGCCAACGGGAAGCGTTATATGAATTTATTACCGCGAAAAGTTTATGGATAAAAGAACAATGCAAGCGCGATGGATTAAACTCCGAGAGGCCACAAAATACTCCGCTATAGGCAAGGCCCGTCTGATCAGCCTTGCTCTTTCCGGCGTTATTCGAGGGGCAAAAGACACGGATTCCAAGTGCGGCGACTGGATCTTCGACAGGTTATCTCTTGACGAATACAGAGAGGCCCAAATGTCCCATACTTATATTCAAGAGAAAGCTCTTGCAATTTTAAACGGTGAGCGTATATGAACTTCGACATGAGGCTTTTTAAACGCGGGAAATGGTACTGGGTGGAAATCGCAAGAGAAAACCGCAGGCCATTGAAAACCAAAGACGAGCAAGAGGCAAAAGCCCTTGTAAGGGCGATGGAAAAGGAACGCATTAAAGGCCGACTGTTCGACCTTACCAAAGAAAAGCGTGTCACCCTGGGCGAATTTAAAGACTTTTATATGGCGTATCGTGAGGGGCTTGACGATCTTTCGCCCCAAACCATAAGAAAAGACGCATTGAGCCTAAAACTTCTACTTGAAGTATTCCCATCATCGATCCTGATACAGTCGATCGACTTTAATAAATTCAAAAAAACATGGCTTTCAGTAGGCAACGCAAAGAAAGTCACGATAAATGGCTATATGCGGCACCTAAAGATTGCCTTCAAGTGGGCCTTGAAACAGGGTTACATTAAAAAACTGCCTGAATTTACCATGTACCGATTAGGGGAATCCCTGCCGCGGGTATTGTCACCGGAGCAAATCAAGACGATATTTGATAAAGCCCCGGCCGATGATCTGAGGTTCTATACATTCCTTTTATGGACCGGCTGTCGCCGTTCTGAGGGGCTTAATTTAACATGGCCTGATTGTCACCTTGACCAACATAAAGCAAAGGTCACAGGCAAAGGAAATAAAGAAAGGATGGTTCCGTTACATGGTGAAGTCATCAGGAAACTCGAACCCATTAAAAGAGACATCGGATGGGTATTCACCCGGTATCACGCTGATACATGGTCAAAACGGTTTCATGGTATTGCAACAGCCTGTGGCATTGATGCACGTTTACACGACCTCAGGCACAGCGCAGCCACCTATATGCTTGCTTCGGGGATTGACATTCGAGAGGTTCAGGCGATCTTAGGCCATTCCCAAATAAGCACGACAACGATTTACGCGGATGTTTTGGACAGTATGAAAATCAAGGCTATCAACAAGATGGAAATAAAGTAAGTGCGGACAAATTGCGGACAATGACAACATAAGTATATGAGATTATTAAATAGGCAAAAGGACTTTTAATCCGTTGGCCGCGGGTTCAATCCCCGCACGGCCCACCAAAATCATTCATGTTTTAGTCACTTACAAAATACCACAATTTTAAAACCTCGCCAAACCTCGCCAATTTAACACTTTTTGCGTACAAAATGCGTACAAAAACAATACGGCAGCAGACGTTTGATCAACGAAGGATCGGTTAATACGAAACTTGAAAAAGGCAGAACGCAAATAGGCTACTCGTTTTGAATTGTCCGGTAGGTTTGGATGGATATGGTTAAGTGAACAATTCAGTCAACTGAATGACTACTTATTTTTCTACCTATATTCAGTTTTCAAAGAGCACCGCCGGCCGCCGTATTACTTCGGTATGCCTTCAACATGGCATTAACCGTTGTCCTGACCATCAATGGAGTTTCCGGCGTATAGAACGCCTGAACGATCTCTAGTACGTCAAGTATTTCGTCAAAGTCTTTTAGCTTTTCACCAGCCCCATGAAATTTTCTAACCCTTGCCACTTTCTCCCGTGAGCATGATCGGCAATCAAGCTCCGGTATCACATTCTTCCATGATGAACGATGCTCAACCAGCCGGGGCTTTCCACAACTCGGACAAGTGACAATTACCGTCTCCCTTTCCCGGTATAAACAGGTTCGTTTCCGGCCCTTATATTGTTTAGTCGGGGACATATCTTCCATATACTTCATAGTCACGTCTTTCCATTAACCAATGATTGACCTGCTCAGGGTTTGGGCGCTTCAGGTTATAATAGAGGTCAACCAGCTTCAGATATTTGCCCTTGTCCGAGCATATATCAATCCCCGGTGTCTGGATGGAAGTAATGCCTATCGCCTGGCCTATGATGGCCGGGACGTCATAAATGCGCTTGTACCAGGGCGCGGTTACGTCCCTGTCAATCGCGGATATGATCTTTTCTCGTTGTTCTGGACTCCATGAAGGATTCCACCAGAATTTGAGTCGAAACGCATCAAGGTAGTCACGCACGGGCTGGGCCTGAAAAAGAAAGTTTTGGGAGGCGATGACCCCCGGGGCAACCAGCCACATCAGATGGTTATAACAACCAGTTTCATGGGCCTTAATCGCCCAGCTAAAGAAGCCCCGAAGGTTATCTGATAAAACAACCATCGGTAACTTCTCCCGCGGAATGTCCACAACGTCTTCACGGTCTAATAATATTTCACCGGCTTTATTAATTTGCATGACTGCCTCTTATTTTTCCGATTCTGCAATCAGGGTTAGGATCTCAATAACCGCCTCCAGCTTAGCCTTATCTATCCCTGCGAACGGGGCCACCAGCGCCAGTATCTTTAATAGAGATTTTATGTTCATAAAGTTCCTATGGAGTGACAGTTATTTTCAAGATCAAATTAAACGGCTTGCTGGGAAGCAGCGCCGGAATTATAAACCCGTAACTCACTACGTTGGAATATTCCGACTCGACGCCGTCCTTGTTTTTCGCCGTGACCACGAAATACTTAGTAACGGTCGTGCCTGTAATGCCAGAAATGGTCAAAGGCGTAGTCGATTCAAAGGTCGTGACCGGCGGGACAACGGCTGTATAAGGCACGTCCACTACTTTGGCGTACGGGCCGTCGTCCGTACTCGCTTGATAAAGCACCCAGCCGGATATGTCGGGCAACTCCGCTTCCAACTGCTCCCAGGTAAACGTCAAAGATTCAGATACGTTCCCGTTTGCTGCGTTCCCGAATACCGGGATCAGCATCACTGCCAACATGATAAATCCGATTAATAACTTTTTCATTTTGTTCTCCTCATAGTCTCGTTTGCTTGTTTTTAACTTTATCAAATAACTTATATCCCTTTGCCCTTGCTGGCATGTTCGCCACTCGTAAATGCTTTGGTGCAGACAGTGGAGTCTGGCTATCGAAAACATAATCAGGATTCGGGTGAACGCCTAAAGGATCGGGTGGGCATTGATAAGCCCCTATTGTCCAGCCTACCCATTTACCGTCCGGCCCTTTGACCTTTGGTCTTGCTTTACCATCTTTGTCAAACAGTAAGAGCTCAAGAGCAGGTTTTCCATTATCAATAGCATCTCCATACATATTCAAACCTGCATCACAAAAGGGGTTACGGCAGTTATACTTTCCGTCTTTCTGCTCGAGCACAAATCCTTTCTCGCATGTGTATTCGCCATAAGAATTGTTGACAGTCGCTAGTAAAAATGACCAACCGAGTATCGAAATGGCGAAAACTATTTTGAATAATTGCACCATCATCCTTCCTCGATCATTTCTATCACCTCACGAGCCCGCGAGGGAACCTGTTCGGCATATTTACTCTTTCGCATTTGTTCGCCTGCCTTTTCCCATCTGCCGACATTGATACAAGCTATTGAATGAATAAATTTTCTCGCCCTGGTGAAGCCTAATTGGAAGACAAAATCTGTTAGTGCGTATTGCCTCCGTTCTGAGAAATTATTCCATTCGGGAAATAAAACTCGGCAGTCAGCAACGGCGTGTCTGATGTCCGTCTCTAGCAGTTCGTCAATCATGGCATCGGTTATCTTCTTATTCTTTTTGAAATATTCCTCTATATGAGGCGGCAGGCCATTAATAAGGTTGTGGCCCACGCCCAAAGTATCGGCGTTTGCGCTGCACTTATAAACCTTGTAGCGGCGGCCCTCGTGGCGTTCAATAAACTGGCTTAATGTTTCCTTCATTAATCTGTCCTTCCGTCGCATGGTTCATAAAGTGATCTGTCTTTATTCCTGAGTTGACAAAGCGCTATCTGGACGGCAATCCGTTCCTCTATTTTCCCTGTCCGCCCGTTGGAAGTGGCAACATGGGCCGATAGTTTATCAATCGAGTCTTTAATCTCCCCGCAACTCCGGCGGTATTCGTCGCGGTTTTCATGGATGCAATCCTTTAGCTCTCTCGTCGTGATTGCGGTAAACTCGGCAAGGCGTCGCTTAGTGATCTCATGGTTCGCTTCAATATTTTTTGCGTTGGTTACTCCCCGGTCTTCAACAACAGCCATCCAACGCCTGATAAAAAAACCAGCCAGTGCAACAAGAAAGGTTATCCAGCTTAATACCGCCGCCATCATCCAGGTCAAATATTGATCCATATTCCTTACCGTCCTAGTTTATTTTCACCGCTATAAATAACCCCGTTCCTTAACCCTGAAATACAACCATGATCCGATCCACCATGCTATCAGAAGCAAAACCCATTGAGCGCCTAACCCAAAAAAGATTGAGGCCAACAAAAGAAAGCATATGAAATAGAGCATGGATGTCTCCTTAATCTATTGCGCTAAAGTCCATACTGATTTCGTAAGTCACGGTAAGCTGCGCGCCGTTGGCGACTGATACCGTTGGATCAAGGACGGAACGTTCTGGCATCCAACCATCACCACTCCCCCACATTACACTTTGTGAATAAAGAGCAACCTCTTTAACGATTATTATAGCACCGCTGTTATTATTGAAAACACGATCAATCGTGCTTTTCCATGTCTTTGTACCCGAAATATAACTTGAAGTAGGAGTTGCCTGCGTGACATGAGTTAACTTACCGCTTGACGATCCATCCTCGATAATTCCCCCGAGTGCGTATTGTTCTACACTAAAGGCAGTATCCGATGTACCTACCCGAATCAGACAAGGAATTATATTTGGAGCCCAACTTGTGCTATATTGGGCATTTACTCCGCCGGTAATCGTTTTTCCTGAGATATAGCCAGCACCGAAGGTTGTCGTTGTAGGTTTTCCATAAGCACCTTGATTGAAAATCATATTGTAATAATTTCTTGTCCAACTATGCCCCCGTTGAATGTCATCAAAAGTTAGGATTCCATTCTTATCATGGACTTTCAATTTAATCATGATTTCGGATGGTGATGGGACTTTGAGTTCACGACACTTATTTTTTAATTCTGCAAATTTTGCTTCTTCAATTGGATTTAACATTATTATTCTCCTTTAAGTTTCGTGCCAAACAGATTGGGTTCCTGATTGGCTTCCAGATGCGTTGATATTTGCACCGCCTATTGCTGAAGTAATACGAAAAGTATCGACATTAATATAATCGCAATAATAATAAGCAAAAGCGGTGAGTCCCGTCGGTAACGCCCCTGTCGTTGTAAATTTTATAATTTCATGATCTGCAATTCCATGTCCCGCCGAAGTGACAACACATGGGGACGCTATGGATATACTTACGCCTGATATTTCGGTGAACCCCTTGACGCTTGTGCTTGCGGCAACTGACGGAACGTCTGGGACTGTAAACGCCGGGGACGAATCACCTATTGATACCGCCACGGGCGTTTCTTCGATTTTTGAAGTTGATGCAACAATTGCAGGAACCGCAGGAACAGTTAAGCCAGCAGGCCAATGGAATATATTTCCAAGTACGTTTTTTATGCTGTCTTTTATATCGTCCCGTCGGCTTAACCGATTTAAATATTGTGAATTGTCCCTGATTCTTCTTCTCATGAGTCAACTCCTAATCAGTTATGGCGTTCGCAAATCCGACTATTGAAATGACGTTTGCCGTGCCTGCCCAACCGCGAATGACTGCGGCATTTTGCAAGACAAGACCCGGTATGCAGAGGAACAACCCTTTCTGAAAAGGAATGGTCTGCTTGATAACATCCGGAGCCGCTGCACCGCCGAGTTCCAACGTCAACAAGACATCTGCCGAGTGCGCGTTGTAAGCCCAAATCCATACCTCGTCCACCGTTCCCGGCGTGGTTCCTGCTACTGCCGTGTGGATGGTTTCTGCGTCGGTCGTCGATGTTTTGGTCAATTTGATTGCTTTGCCATCGGTACTGCCGCTTAGTTTTCTTTTAGTAGCTACTGACATTTCGTGTCCTCCTATAAAGTTAATATTTCGTTGACTAAATAATCAAAGGCCAACAGGGGATCGCCGGAGTCGAAATCCCACGCCGCCCATTCTTTTGAAAGAGCAACGCTAGACCATACTTCCGCGCTTCCCATCATCACCTTTGAAGCCTCACTCGATCCCGCATAAACCTTCACCGCATCACTCAGGTTCATATCTATGCCTCCACGATAATATAGAGCGTGTTTTCATCAACCGGTGATAGGGCGTCATATTCAGCCTGTGTACATTTGACGATGGTGCTGATATCAGCCGATGATACGTTTCCGATATATGTTTTGAGAACCGAGAGCGCCAATTTCTTCGTCACGCCGCTTTGAACGACGGGAACCACATCAGCGTCAGCCGGTGTCACAACCGCCGCATAACTCGATATTTTTGCCATTATATTTCCTCCTTTGGTAATATTTATACTTCAACTACATTCGCTTGAACGGCATAGATGTTTGCGTCGGTCACGTCATATTTTTTTGCCATGGCCGGATACGAGTAAGCCGACAATAATCCAATCTGATTTGTAAAAAAAATTAGTTCCTTTATCGGAGCATATGTTGATGGGAATTTTTGTTCTGCGGTATATCCGCCAACATCCGTATAGGCGGCTGATTCAATAATCGCGTAGTCGCTTGAACTATTTTTATTCGCAAGTCTTGTTTCAAGAGCATAGTGCCATACAGGATTCTCGGCAATCCACGATTCTTCAGGTGGCGGGCCGGGCAGTTCATATGATACGATGTTGTCAGAAAATACGGACGACCAAATCCGATAAAGAATGTTGTCCTTGTCTATCATCACCATATTTGTAACAAGATTTGATCCCGGCAACCATTCTTCTCCGCCCGGCGGCACGGAAGGATGCTGATGTAAAAATGTCCCAACAGGATTAATTTCATAGGATGAAAAAGCCAGAGGATTCCCATCGTAAAAATAGAGAGTAGGCTTCCAACTGGTAAAACAACGACGGGCATCTATCCCGCAAAAAATCCCTTCTTCATAAGCGTACATGACGTGAGGTGTTTCAACCCCGGCGTCTTTTGTATAAAATAACCAAGGTCCGGACAATTCTAATCCAGTGCTCACCGGGGGCATTGCTATCCAATCCGTCTCCCCCTGCGATAATAATTTGAAATAATATTTTTGTGCTCCTGCTGATGGGGCATGAATAGTTACCAGGATATCTATTGTCCCGTTGTCCAATCTCCAACCGGAAGCCGCGATTGGCAACCATTGAACAGGCGTGGGCGCAGTCAAACGCAAGGTATTCGCTAAAACTGTGCCGTCTGGACGAATTTGTTTATGATATACACTCCTGTCCTCAATAGTGAGAATATCGAAGCAATTATTTATTTTATCCCACGAAAACCAAACTGGATTGTAATCTCCAGCTTGCAACGATAGGGTTTCAAGGAAAGTCGACGCCGCGTTTTTGATTCTATATAATCGGAGATAATTAATCCCTGTATGTTTGTCATACCCGTAAACAACAATCCCCTCACGACCGCCTTCGGGATGATCTTCAAAACCGATCACTTTAGGCGCTTTCCAATCCTGACCGACGAACTGAACGACAACATTGTCGCCAACCTCGAAAACATCAGAATTTAAATCATCCATGTATTCGATGGGAACATCCGAGAGCTTTACGCCTGTTTTTGCCCAACTCATTCCTGTCTGCCGTTGCTTGTCAATATAATCGAGTGAACCATCAAGCATGACTTTCTGATAGTTAATGTCGAGAGCATAATCGCCGTTTGCTGTTTGGACTACGAGCCACGCATGGCCTATTCCTTTTTTAGTCATTCCTATCTCAAGATGGATGGCAGACGCCGGATAACCCATGTCGATAAGCATTTGGGCCTTCGTCAAAGCAAAGTCTTCGCAATCGCCTGACCCGCCAGCGGACATGACGGCAAAATGTTCAAGAACTCCGTATTGATCCTTGTCCAGTTGGTATCTATAACGGTTATTGACGTAATCTTGAACCGTTTGCAGATCCGTCATAAGCTGTGCGGTTTTTGGTATCTGTGTGTCGGACGTATTTGTGACAAGCGGATTGTCGGGATTATCTTGTGCAAACTGTTGCCAGCCGGATATGGCGATTTGCGCCTCTGTCCAGACCGCCCCTGCCTGATTAATCAACAACCCGCCTTCTTCACTGTATTGAGCTAATAGTCCAACATCGCAGGTGTCTGTCTCATAATCGATTGCTGTAATTGTCCCGATGCGATATGTCGGTTTCCACTTTTGCCAGCACGGGAGTATCGCTTTATTCCAAAAAACAGCGGATGGTGTGCTTGCTCCGACGTGTTGCAATTTTCCAATGGACTGAGATACTGCCCCTCCGGGAGTTAATATAATCTGATCATCCACGCCGTTCATTTCCATTGTTCCAACAGTTACACCAGCGGCGAGATCTTCCGTTAAATCAGTACACCATGCCGAACGCGACGCCATGGGTGCTACCGCCGCCTGGATATTAGCCTGCTCCCTAGTAATTGAATTTTTTTCGATATTCAATAAGCTCAAATCCCGGCGCGCCTTTATCAACTCCGACATCTTTGAAGTAACTGCCGCCATTGCCGTTGCCAGTTCCTTCCGCGTCGAAACTCCTTGCAGAAAACTATTCTGAACATTCGTGAGGTTAGCTTGATCCGTTGCCAGTTCTGCCGTTTTAGTGATTACTGCCGTTATCGCTGTCACAATCAAACCGGGCGCCGGCGGACTCCCCAGTGCTGTGAGGCGGTTCGCAATAGCGGCGAGGCGCTTTGCAGTTGTCCCCGCGTGTCTTATGATGCTCACATTATAGAGACCTTCTGCCCCGCCACTGATTATTGTCGCTTGTCCCATTTATGCCTCTGTCACTTGCATGAACAACATGGGCGGGTTTGCCGCGCCCCAGTATATAATCGAATCAACTGTAAAATAGTCCGTTCCACCTGTTCCATAAATACACACGTCGCCAACACGGAGAAAAGTGTTAAGGCTTGCTCTGATTGTTCGCTTTCCGTTATTCTGTAATGAATAATAAGATACGCCGTCCATCACATACTCGGTCGAAGATGTGGACGTTGTTGTTTTGTGTCCGGAAAGAGTGACCGAATCTGAACCGGCGCCCCTGTCAATTCTCATTGCTTCATAAGTGGCCCGCGCGATAGTTTCCACTTGCTCGGTACCATCAGCATACCGGACGCCATTTTTAATGAGTATTTCCCCGCTTGTCCGGGCAAGTATATCGGCTTCATAGGCCGCCGAGTTAGGTATGACACAGGACACATAAGACGGATCGCCATCCCGCATCGTAGCCTGAAATGACGCTATGGGCAGGATCAAATCATCAAGCCCGTCCGTTGCTCCGGTTAAAACACAATAAAAAATGATTCGCGCCCGGCTTTTTTCAGAACCCCACGAATAGGACGGATTGCGTGCAAGCATCGTGGCGATCGCCGCTGGTACATCCTGAATGGGCAAAAAGATTCCGGGAGCAAGGGCAACCATGGTTATTTCTGCTGTGGGGATATCGTAAATATCTCCGCCAATTGCATCGAAGCTCCATCCGCTGTTTCCGCTTACATCAACACACCCGTTCGTGACAGGCGCTTGAAAAGTAGCACCGCCGGTTGCCGCACTATCCTTCAATGAGCAATATTCGATGTTTACCGTTCCTGACCCGACACTTAGCGTCCAAGGAATTCCTGCTTCACTTGAGTAAAACGTAATTAAATTTCCGGCAGTACCTGTTACGTCAAACGCTATACAAGTCTGTGTTATTCCGGCGCACGCCAAGACTTTATAAGGCGGATCTTTAAAAATTAAAGAATTGTATGATGATTCGTCATAGGCATACCAGACAAAAATGTCCGTTGCCTCAGTGGATTCACCCTGGACGGTGACATTATAAAATTCATTTCCGCCAGCGCTAAGTTGGGCAGTCTCCCCGTTTATTACAGTGATAATTATTTCCGAAGTTCCAAAATCAATAGACGGTTCGGTGAATTCCATGACACGCGCCTGGAGTGTCGATGAACCTAAGTCTCCTCCGCCCGGTGTATATATAGAAAATATGTCAGCAGTGATGTTGTGATCGTTGGTATTAAGCGTTGCATTATAGGTTGTGAATTCCTGAACGATTAAATCTGTTGCGAGTTGAATGATCGGAACGTCACCTGAACAATACACTTTAAGAACCAGTCCTGTAGCGTCACCATTAATCGTAATCGTGCAGGCACCGCTAAAATTAACGTCAGATGAAACCCCGCTAAACATGGTAATATTTGCCGAAACAGTAAATATATTCCCATTGACCGTCAATCCATGATAACTTGCTATCTCGATTATGGCCGCGTAAGCGACGCCAGTTGTGTCAAAATTATTGACCGACACAGTGGCGTCGATAGTGACCGTCAGCCCGGTTGGGGATGCTGGAAAAGAATTGGCGTCAAAAAAAACGTCATCGCCCGATTCAGGGCAACTTGCGCCACTCGACCCTCCGCTCGACGCAGACCAGTGCGACGTGTCTAAGTCATCCCATGTCCCAGCCCCACCGACCCAATACCTATCAGCCATTTATAAACCTCAGTCCGTGATGATTCCGCTTGCGTTCCAACGTGTCGTCCAGTCAACCCCAGCCACGACAATATCGGCAGGTTCCGTATCATACAGAATGCAGCCGATAAGCGGGTTTACGATGCCGTTGAGCGTCCCTACCGCATGAAGGATGCCATATCGGAAAGTAGCCGTAAGCGCTATCCACGTGACATCGTTTGCGTCGAACTTTCCGGCAGACGGTGAGTCAATCTTCGTAACCGCACACCCGGTCAATTCTTTGCCCCCTGCTGTATATCCGTTATCGGGGCTTGCCACAGCCACGACCTCTGGCGACGGTGATGATAATACATCGGCGAGAACAGCGTGCGAGGCGTCGAAAACATAATCTGAAGTGACAAGTGCAAGTTTGATGGTGTTGGTATCAAGATCAAGCGTCCCATCCATAATATATTTTCTAAAAATACTATAAAGCGTGAATGAACTTGCCATACAGCCCCCTTAATCAGATAATTTTTCGGAAATCAGCATCGTCAAAGATAACTTTCCTTTGTCAACCCAATATGCAGACGGGGCAACCTTATAGGCACCGTCATCCGTTGTAACAACGATAAGCGTATAATTTTCGATAATATACTTGACGAAATCTACCGCCTCAACAGAGGCTTCGAGTTCACATAACTTTACTGTCCTGTCGCCGTCCGTGAAACCGAAATCAATTATTGTAACCCCTCCCTCAAGGGTAGCAACTCTCGATAGTCTTCGCTCGCCTTGACGGTTTTTTAAATCCTCAATGCGGTCGGTGTTTGTGAATATTCTTGCACCGACCGGATCGTATGTTTGCGTTCCTATTCCGATCATGTCGCCCCCACTAAGAACTGTTGCCCTTCGGCGTTGGCCCTCACCTGGATTGCCGCTAAAATCTCAAACATAAATGCCTCTAAGTGCGGCTGTAATCCCCCTCCGTTGATGGTTATAATAGCGTCGCCCTTTTCCAACGATCTTGTGCGGGCATTCAGGTTGTCAATTTCAGCAACTATGAGCTTGCTTTGCATTTCAGCCGCCGTTTTTCGTATCTCCATTTCTTCTTTTGCGAGATCAAGGATGTCCCAGGACTGCGAACTCTGATTCATCTCAGCGATAGAACCGATAATAGATGAAAGCGTTGTCCCGGTGCTAGTTATGGTGTTGTCGATGGACTTAAACGCCGCCTCGATGATCTTCGCGTTAGCTTCGACGTCGGCAATGTCGAGCTTTGCCTTCCATTCGATGGACTTCTGGACTATCGCGGATTGTTCCTTTATTTTGGCGATGTCGATGCTCGCCTGGATTTCCATGACCTTTGTGGCGGGGACGGAATCATCAATCTTTTTCTTTGTGTCATCGAGGTTTGCTTGTATGGTTTTTGTCTGAGCCTGGACAATCCGAATTGACCCGTCCGGGAATGTCTGAATGATCATCCCATAGGCTTTTTCAATCGTTGAGCCGTCTGCCTGGACTTCCACGCCGACCGTTTTTTTGTCTGGTATTTTGACCAGCGATTTATCAAACTCACCTACTTTACTTATAGCATTCTCGGTACCTTCGGCCTTAACTTCTGTCTTTTTTTCTGCCGGGATGCCGTCGATGGTTTTGCCGTAATTACTAATTTTAACCCCTGTATTATCGGCATACTGCCCGGTTTCTGCAAACGCATCGCGGGTCTTATTAGAGGAAGCGGCCAGATCGGTCTGCGCTTTGTCCAGCATCCCGCTTAATATTCTGACGCGTTCCGTCGTCCTGTCGATCCCTTCCTGGGCGTCATATCCGGGAATGTAATCCAACAACTGAGCGGCGGACAATGATGCCTCTGCAAAAATCAGCGCCAGGGATAAGACCGCAACTTTTATGGTATTGACTCCGTTCTCAATAGCCGAGGCTCCGATGTCGAAAATATACTGCGTGTCTTCCATATCGGCGCCCAGCGCTACGATTGCAAGGCTTAACGGCCCGAATACCTTATAGAGCATACTCATGCCCATGAGGTTTCCGACTAACTGTTTTGTCGTGCCGTCCAGATCGTTGAAAGCCGTAACCGCTCCACGGATAACATTTATAACAGGCGAGAAAACCTCTCCCATGCCCTGTGTCACGCTGATTAATGACGCAATGGAATCAACCATGTCCTGAATAGCGGCGGTGATGTCATTCGTTGTTGACGATCCCAGGGCGTCCGTCAATACCTTGCCGGCTTCTTTAATGGCATCAGCCAAAGCTGAAAAATCGACGTTTTTAAATGCGTCCGGGAATTGTCCGGCTATCCCTTGTATAGCCACTGATAAATCTTTGGAGAATTGGTTGAATACAACAAAGACAGAATCAAAAGCACCCTGATCCAATCCGACCTTGATACCCTTTAAAACACCACCTATCGATCCGGCTATCTGCGCCGCCATCGGTTCCAATGCGGTACCGACTTCAATCAGAACACCCTTTGCGATATTAACAAGCATTTGAGATTGATTAGAGAATGTGTTGACCATTTTATTATAGGCCGCTTCAGCGCTTCCGGCAGAGTTTGTAGTTCTCTCTAGGGCCTGATTGAAAAACTGCATTCCATCGCCCGTCAACATAAACGCGCCATTCATGGCCCGGACTTCGGGGAATAGTTTTGTCAGTTCCTCTTTGCTGCCGCCGGTTTTGATCATAACCTCGTTCATCATTCCGGCGAAGCCCTTCGCAGTGAGTTCTGTCAAGGAGAAATTAAGACCGAGTGCTTCCGCAGCGTCGGCTGCCTCACGGGATGGGGAAATAATTGAGGTAATAACGCCCTTCATTCCTGTAATGGCGGAGGCTGTATCCATGCCTTTTGCGGTTATGGTAGCAATAGCGGCGGCCAGATCCTCGAAGGATACTCCGGAATTTGCGGCGATACCGACTACACCGCCCAGCGAAACGCCTAATTCGTCGATGGTCTGTTTGCCAATCAGAGTGCTCATGAAGAAAACGTCGTTGATGTGCTGAACGTCCTGAATCTTGAAACCATAAGCATTCATCGTGCCGGTCAACAAATCGACGGTTGTATTCAGATTAGCATTGTTTGCCACGGCGAGTTGCTCGGCCTTGCCGATAAATTCAAGGGAATTCGTCCAATCGACGCCCGCCTGGGCGGCTGTATAAAGCGCCCCGTTAATGTCCTGCAATGACTTGACGGAATGCGTGGAATAATCCAGAATGTCGTCGCGGTATTTGTTTAAATCGCCGCCAGTCGCCGTGACAGACGTCGAAATAAGGGCAAAAGACTTGTTGAATTCGCTTGACTCTTTAATAGCTAAAGCCATTCCGCCAATGACAAGCGCGGCAAGAGCGGCATCGAGTTTTAAGACGGCCTTTCCCGCAAGATCAAGCGGGGTTGCCATGTCGCCGATAGTTTTATCAAATTTAGCAAAATCAGATTCGATATTACCGATGACGCCGGTTAGTTCGTTTTTCCCGCCGAAAATGATCTCAACTGTTTTTTGGACATCAGCCATTAATGAAACCTCATTTTTTTAGCGACTTGTAGTAAATTCCCCATAAGTCAATTTCCGCATCCGTCAGGTATCCGCAGGGGAAGAGGTCGGGTCTTGCCTCGTACAGGAATTTCCCTCTTGCGTAGCACAAGGCGAGGCTGGCCCTGACGCCGCTATCTCGCCAGAGGGTTTCCTTTTTCCCGGCACCTGCCCCTGACCGGTCAGTTCAATTATTTTGTTTGTAAGCTGATAGAACTCGACGGGGAATACCTCGCATAACCGGACGGCCAGATCGGAGGTGCATTTAGGGTCAACGCTGCCGGCGACAAGCTGCTCGATCCGCTTGGCAATGTCGGCAGGTGTATTCGCACCGACTCCCAGCAGGTTACGCAGTGCCTCTGATTTTTCCTTTGAGGTGTCCGATGTCAGGCCGGCCAGAATGGCTGATATGTTTTTATTACGGTCGGCTGCCTCCGCCGATCGTCCGACTTCCTGCCCGGTAAGCCCGCGCACAACCCACACCGCTTCCGTGCCTTCAGGAAAATAATCCTTTAAGTCAGGAACGGGGACGGGAAACGTCCGGTCGGTAAATTTCTCTTTCAGAAATTTCTTACTATCGAAACCCATAAATCCTCCGATGAATTAAGGCTGAAGGGGTTTCCCCCTTCGCCTTGTTTAAATTGCCGTCAGCTATCCGATAACTTCGTTAGCCGCGACTTCGGAGGATATCGTGCAGGCCGCTGTGATCTGATCACCGGCCGGGAACGTCCGCGAAATTCCGAGAATACCCTGTTGCAGAATATAGGGAGTGCTGTTGTCCTTGTTCTGGAAGAACTTGAACCACAGATTTTTTCCCTTTTCTGAAAGGATACCGTCGGCAATACCATCATTCAGATAGGCCGTGAATGAACCCTGGCCGAGTGAAGAGCTCGAAGATCCCAGCGTCATTTGATAAATCTGCTTGGAGGACACGGAATAGGTCGTTTCCGGCGGTACAAAATCAGCGCACTTCGAGATGTCCGTGAAAGACGGCTCATAATACTGTGCATAAACCGGCTTTGCGGCAGGGACTACGGGCGAAAGTGCGGAATGGATCAAGGGCAATGCTGCTGTAAACAAAATCCCGGCGTTTCCGAGAATGCCATTAGACACGTTGCTTCTTTTCTCTTCCCAGGTCGGGTAATCATACCGTTCGCAATGGGTGCCGATGACCTGCTTGATCTCGGTGGCTGCGATCACCGCGGGAGTTGCCGAAGAAAGCCAAACCTGGGCAATTTCAATCGAGGTCGGGAGAACATAGGGAGGACCGCCGTCCGCGCCGCGTGTCGTTACGAATGACGTGTTTTCTACGCCTTTTACCGCCGAGATGGTTCCATTGGCCAGAATGGTTATGGAATACTTCACATGGCTCGCCGTGGGCCTTGCAATAGCAACGTCCGCATCAGCGTCAACGGAGGTCAGAACTCCGGCCAGGTAACAGGTCAGTGCTGCAACATCCACATCATCGTTTGAACCGCTTGCCGCAACGCCGACAGCGCCGCCCGTGGCAAGTCCATTAGGTTTCACATCCGGAGCATAACCGCTTTTATTGCTCCATAGAGAATCGGCGCTTCTGAAGTCCTTATGATCCCCTTGATCTGTCAGGGCTACAAACGCCACAACATCTTGTCCACTTTCGTACTGAATTTTTGCATTTTCTGCAGTGCTCATGGAAAATCCTCCTTTTTATTGCCTTGCGGCGTTTTGGTAAATTTCAAATTGAGATAAATCAGGGTACTCAATTTCTAAATCCTCATTATGTCGCGGGGTACCGTCTCTTTCATAAAAATTCGATAACAGTAAAAGTCCACGGGCCGCGAGCTCTGGCATCATGTAAAAATTCCAGCCAATCATGTCGAGGTCGTCTTCGTGATATGAGCACTCCCGCCGGCCGCTGAACCGTGACCGCTTGAACCATTCATAGGCTGCCTTATCATCGGTTAAAATCGCGCCGCCCTTGGATAGTTTCAAATGCTTATAAGGCCCGGTGAAGCTGATACACATGAACGTGTTGGGAATATACATTCCCGCCGTGAATCTTAGGGCTGAATCAATCGTTTTCGTCCCACCTAATAAATAGGCTCCCTTGATGCCTTTGTCTGCCGTAACGGAGAACCTGACGCGCCCGCCCGCGTGAATAATTTCACATGGAACACTTGGATATGTCCTTGACGGAATAGTAATTTCCTTGCCTTCGACGCCTTCATATTTGAGCGCAAGAAAAAGAGCATTACTCATATTATCCAACGCCACGGCATAAGGCGCACCGGTATATTTACAAAGTGCTTCCTCAAAATTCGCCGTAATCTGATGGACGCCTTCAGCCATTTACTCCACCCCTTTTCGTAATTCAATCCATTTCGGGTTGCCTTTTTCGACAAACAGGTCCATAACGCGAGTTAACTTCGCTTTTGTCCTTGCTATGATTTCAGCCCGCTCCAGGCCCGCCCATGAATTATGATCATGCTTCCGGTAAACAGAAGGAAAAACACCGTCCAGAAACTTGCAGCCGCCGAACATTCCCATGTGAATAACTCTCATGTAATGCTGGCGAAAATTCTCAAAGTCCTGTTTGGTCTGCTCGTTGTAATAATTCCGGTGCATGATAGTTGAACTGGCCATTAGGAATTTCTTTGTTGAAAGTGCAATAAGCTGATCTGCCGTGTAGCTCGGCGTTTCCCTTAGCCTATCCATAAAATATATCCCGACCTTCACGCGGTAATCGTGATAACACATGGACAGACCTGGGTTCTTTTCCAGAAAATCAACCTGCTTTTGGAGTTTATGGGTGTCCGTCCAGTAGTCGTCGCCGTCGCATATCGCTATGTATTTGCCGCGGCAGGCCGGAAGAATGTAATCAACATCAGGATAAAAACCTGTTTTTGAAAACTGATTTTCGGTCTGAAATATCGGCCTCATGATGCGCGGATATCTCGCCGTGTATTCTTTAATAATATCCGGAGTCCTGTCCGTTGATGCATCATCATGAATGACAACCTCAAAGGGGAAAGTCGTCTTCTGTCTGACAAAACCTTCAAGCGCCTGGGTGATAAAACTCTGCTGGTTGTAAGCAAGGCACGAAATGCTAACGATAGGGGTCATATTATCCATTTAGTTCCCCCTTTGCCTTGGCTGGATTGCCCATCACAACTGCCCCATCAGGAACGTCTTTCACGACGACCGCTCCAGCTCCAACGGTTGCGCCATCCCCTATCGTAACTCCGGGTTTGATAATCGCCCCGCTGCCGATAGTGCAATTCTTTCCGATATGCACATGGCCGCCGATACTGATGCACGAATATATTGTCGAATATTCTCCTATTGTGACATCATGGCCGATCAGATTATCGGAGTTGATCCATACAAAATTTCCAATCTTGAGGTTCACCGTTATATGATTAAATGGTAGCGAAACAATGCACCCTTCGCCCCACTCAATAAACTGTGAAATACGAGAATCTTCGTTGAGCACAACCGGGAAAGACACATCCGGGCAATTTTCTTTTATCTGTTTGACCAATAAGTGTTTAGCCAGGGAAGCATCAACGATGCACATGGCCACGTCGCCTTTGTAATTCCATAAATAATCGCGTCCGCCCAGAACAGTGATCCCGTTGATGACCTCTCCCGGTTCTTTTGTGTCATCGATAAAGCCCGTCACTTTCCATAAATATGAATTACTGAAAGCATTGGCAAACTCGCGGCCTGCTCCGCCTGCACCGTAAACGAGGATGTCCTGGGAAAAATTCATATACTATTCTCCCTATTGCCGTTTCGATACCAATCCAAAAAGTTTTCAGATATTCCGATCATGTCCCGGCTTCGCTGTTTCAAATACTTTGCCGGAACGCCGCAATGGATCGTCCATTCCTCTTTTGTAGGCGTCTTTACTAATGAATGAGCCCCTATCGCCACACCTTCGGCAAGTGTCACCCCCGGCATGATCGTGCTGCGTGTTCCGATATTGACATAGTTGCCAATCATCAATGGTCCGGGGGATATATAGCCGTGTTTATATCTCTGCCGTGGAAACTGCGGCCCGACTAGAGACTTTCCGCTGTAATCATCGGTTTCACTCATTAAGTACACATAGGATGCGAGTGTCGAAAAATCACCTATTTCCACTCCGGCACCTGAGTAAATCGTGCAACTGCTTGATATATGTGCGTGGCTGCCGATCTTTAAGCCTGCCCCGCCATCGATAATGCAATATTCGTCAATCCGGACGTTGTCGCCGATCTCGATGTTTTCCGGGTTGCGGATAACGGCGAGTGGGCTGATCATACAGTCGAGGCCGATCCTTTTGAATGACTTTTCGATGATGTAATTGACGCAATAATTCATCGCCAGTTTTCCTTCACAAAAGGCTCATGCAAACAGGCTGCCGGTTTGGGTTGCCCGTGAAAAACCACAACCCGGCAATCGTTTGGAATGCCTTTTTTTAATACTTGAAACTTGTACGAGCACACCATCCACTCAGGGAATAGCTCGTATTTGATCCCGTTGCGCGGGTTATCTATGATATCCTGTTCAGCCATTCGCAACACGGCCCCGCCGGGCGGACGGAGGGCATCCCATGTCGGCATTCCGGCTTTAACGTATTCATCCCATACCTTCGCACCGGCGCCGTTCCGCAGAAGTGTTACACTTGTATTCATGTGCCGTTCCCTACCGCTTCGACACATGTGCGAGGGCTCATCCTTCATGTGCGCCTGTTCGGCCGGAAAATTAATAATGTCGTCAAGGCTCCCGATAATAACGATATCGAGATCTAGAAAAAGGACTGAATCAGTTTTAACGCCTGGGGGATTCTTCTGGAACCACGGCAGGGTTGACCACCAGGACGGAAGTCCGACGGGAATGATCTGAATGTTCTTGTTGATCGTGTCCGTTCTGCCAGGTTTCTCAGCATCCGGGCCGACATAACAGATAAAATCAAAAGGAATTGTCGTGTTTCGGCAGACTGAATTATATAGAATATTGATATATTCCGGCGGATAATAATCCTTTCCATCCCAGCAGCAGCCGATAGTAACTTTAGGTGTCATGGTTTCCTCCAGTCCCACATAAAGTCACCCCCGGCGTTATAAATATAAGCGGGGCCAATAGTATCGAGCACAGCGGCATCGACCGTCGGCCAGTCCTGATCGTGGCCGATAAGAAACCCGCCGGGATTAACTTTGGAATGCCACATGCGAATGTCTTCTGCTACGCTGTTATAATCATGGGCGGCATCGATAAAAACGAAATCCAATGAACTGTCAGCGACAAGGCGTGATGCTTCCAATGTTGTCATGTCCAGCATTGAAACGCGATTTCCATAATATTGAAGCCGCTTATGAACCGTCCGGTAATTTTCGTCTGCGTTCTGATGGTGTGGGCTGGTAATCTCTTTCACCCACGCATCGACGGCGGTCATATGTAAATCAGGAAGTCTGTCTAAAAGATTAAAAAGTGTTTTGCCGTACCATATTCCCAGCTCAGCACCGGTCTTCCATTCATATTTATTGGCGAGCGCTATGATATAATCCCAGCGGGTCAGCGTGTGCCGGACTTCGGGGATGTTATTTTTAATATGATAGCGGTTAGCCGATGAAATCCATGATGGTGTAGGTTCGCCCAAAAATTCACGCGTCCAGCCGGACATGGACTTTACAATGCCGATCAATTCGAGTTTATGATGATCCCATCCCTGCCGAAACTCTTCATAAGTATTACCTGCGGGCGCATTTCCTATTAAGGGGCAGCCGGCCAGGATGATCTTGCGATATCCCATGCGAATCGCGGCAAATGCCCCGGTAATAGACGATGAACCTGTCGGCGGGCGGTAAGGTTCGACAATATCAACGCCTTCAGTTTGCGCGGGACCGATGATTTTATAGTCTGAGCTTCCACGCTGTTTCATGATCTCTCTAATCTTGATATTATTCTCCGGGTGATTGTTGGCGATATAGTCAATTCGCCCGGAATATTTATCCGTTGAACTTAGCCCGACCGCCATGTGGTCACAGGACTCAATATCTGGAATCCGCGCCAGGTCGTCGGACACGCAGGGGGCTGACCCTATGATGACAAGGGTTTTCATCCGCAGCAGCCTCCACAGTCGGCGATAATGTCCTGAACCTGCATCATGTCTTCGGGGGTGTCCACGCTAGGCGAATCAATCAATGTAACGCCCATTTTAATTTGATGTCCGTTTTCCAGAATCCTTAATTGTTCAAGCGATTCTGATTGTTCGAGTTCGCCGGTTTCCATTAATGCGAATTGCCGAAGGAACCACGCCCGGTAAGCATATATTCCGAGATGTTTATAATAGTCCGGCCCGTTGCCGTTCTTTCTGTAAGGTATTGAACAACGGGAAAAGTAGATGGCCTGCAAATCATGCCCGATGGTCACTTTGACGGTATTGACATCAACTATTTCTCTAATTTGTTTGATCTTGTAAGCAAGCGACGCGACCGGATAAAGTGTATTATCCTGTAATACCGAAACGACTTGCTCAATATGGCTTTTATTGATTCTCGGTTGATCGCCCTGGATGTTGACAATGATGTCATCGTCTTCAAGATATAACGCAGCGGCGGCCTCTGCCACGCGGTCGGTTCCTGTCCGGCATTCGGGCGACGTCATAATGATGTTTCCGTTAAACGCCTTAACAGCGCAGTAAATGCGATCATCATCCGTAACAACACCGATCCAGTCAGCACCGGTGTATTCATTGACGCCCTCATAAACGTGCTGGATCATCGGTTTCCCGTTGAGGTCGGCAAGCGCCTTCCCATCGAATCTCGATGAACCATACCGCGCCGGAATCATGCAGACGACTTTCATGTTTTCTCTCCCAAAAGCCATTTCTCCGTCGGAGCGCCTAGCAGTTGTTGTGTCCATCCGCCCATGGAGCGCACCCGGTCGTTCAGATACTTTTTCTTGTTTTCCCATCCGACTTGAAAACTTTCATATGGCCCGCCCTTGTCATTATTGCCGATCAGTGGACACCCACAAAGGACGATCCGATTATATCCTAGTTTTATGGCAGCCAGAGCGCCCAACAGGGCGGATGACCCTGAACGCTCGCCGGGAAGCAAAGGCTCTACAATATCAACGCCGGGACTCGCTATGTGCGATATAACGATGTAATCCGTGTTTCCCCCAATGCTCTCGCGTCTTGTTTTGATGTCCGGGATCATGGTTGGATGATAAGTCGCCATATATTTAGAATGGATTGTGTGCATACCGGCGGCCGCGAATCCGATCACCATGTAATCAAAGCCGCATACGCCGGGAACAGAGGCAATGTCCGCGTTGACGCAGGGAGCCGATCCGGTAATGATCAAAGGGTTCATCTTCTCACTCATGGCGTAAAAGGATCTCCAACGGCTGTCCAATAGGTTACTTTCAAAGATACAGACGCCCCTATGGTGAGGCTTCCGTCTTCCGGATATTCATCCGTCCCGCCGCCTTCATAGACGATTGATTCGATGTATGGATCAAGATACGTTACCGGTGACGCAGGGCTCGCGGTTATATGGCGACGATCCCATGATGGCGACGTGAAACATTTAATTAAATCGCCCAGCATTTTTTCAGCTACAACCGAAGGGCTGGCCGATCCGAAAGCCATAATCCCTTCGATTCTTACAGGCATCCGATGTTTGACTTTCCCGTGGGTTGTCTCAGCCTCTTCCGGTTGCGGCCTAATGTTAAGACAGGGCAGTTCCGACGGATCGACCTTCTGCCGGACGCGTAATACGTTCGTCCCGATGTCCGTATAATAAGCCTGCGGTGATCCGGTCGTTACAATAACGGCGGCCCTGGCAATTAATTCTTTTATGATCAATTCTCGAATTGTGTCGGTCATTGCATTCTGCTCAATTCGTAATTTACTTCACGGTCAAGATTCGTCAGAAGACGTTCGTTTGCTTTAGCGATTACAACATCAAGCACCGGGGGATCGGACAGGACATCCGGTACGCGAGATGAAAACAATTCCTTAATCGGAAGGCGGAATGATTGCGGAAGAAGTGCCATAGGGACAAAGCGCTGCGCCTTGGTACTCCAAAAATACCCGACCCTATTTGCTTGAGCTTCCATGCCTTTTTTAGATACTCCCTTTTCGTGCCACTTCCGCCAGAAGACGCCTTGATGGCCACTTTTCATGGTTGCTAAAAATGTGCCGGCAACGACCGCGCGCGCGACTGTTTTCTTGACCTGAACAGAAACGCCTTTAGTCGTCTGCCTGGCGCCGAATGTCATAAGGGGAAGCGGTTTGCCTGTGCTGACAAATTTACAACTCATATCAGCGACGCTCGAATTCGTGACTTTAAAAGTGTCGTCCACGTCCGACTTTTTAGCGTTAAGAATGGCCCGGATTTCCGTCGAAGCATCCGTTTTGATGCCTGTCAGGGTTTTATTTAAAGCGCGTGATATGACCTTTTCCGGAACCGTCTTACACTCTCCGAGCATCGTCTTAACGGCATCAACGTCTATTTGATTGAGTTTTAAGGTCATGATCGGCATTAATTCACCTGCATTTTAACGGTTAGGCCGTCATTCTCCAGGATGGCCTGGATGGTATAGGTTGTTCCGTCAACCTTAAACGTCTCGCCGCGGTTGGGTTCGCGTCCGATGTCTGAGAATAAACACTCGATCGTCGTGCCACGTTCCCAGACCTGTGTTTCCATGCCATTGGGCTGGAGCATGACATTAAAGTCGATGAACACCATGCAGTCGATGGCGTCGCTTGTTGCCGGGTTGAAGATTGCGGATTCCCCGGCGGCATCGAAGATCCCAGGAAGGGCGGCGGCAAAGACGGATCTCAGTCCCATCGTTAATCCTCACAAAGGGGAAGGCCCAGTTCGTCCAGTACCATGCCTCCCAGCTCGTCGTTAATGGCGATCCAATCGGCGGAGCGCGCCTCAACGGGGGTCAAAATAGCCTTTTCCAATGATGGGGTCACCAGTATCGCTTCGTTCATTCGTTGCTCGCTATGATGACGTTGTATGTTTTGGCGGCGTCAAATGATGTCGGAGTAAATTTAAACGACTCGACGAAAACATCATCCAGACGGTATGCACCCGCTTTATTGAGGGCGGTCAAGTCCACCGGACTTCCTTCCGCCTCAACGTATTCAGCGGCGCCGGGCGTAAGGTATTCAATCTTCATGGTACCGGCAGAAGGCTGGGCGGATACTTCGATTTGTATCTGGTGATGGGGCAGATATTCATATCCCTTGTTGCCGAGCGTCTGCGCCCCATTTGCTTGAGTCTTCGCCGTAAGTTTTAAAAAATGATTTTTATACATTTACCCGACTCCTGTTTAAAGAAGGCGAGGGCGTTGCGCCCCCGCCATGGGTTAATTAATAGTTAAATACTAAACAGCCGCGCGCAGGACAGTGTAGTTGATCTTGTCGCCAGCGGTGAATACGCCACTTGCCGTAATGGTGATCCCGGCGGGTGATGCAGCCGAAACCGCGCTGATTATATACAGATCAGGACTTCCGGTGTTCGTATGCAGCGAAGCCAGCACAACATCGGTAGCCAGACAACCATCGACCGCGATAAATTCAGCAGCTGCGAGAGGACTGTCATCAACGGTATGAATACCGGCTGCGATGATCGTGTGAGACGATTTGTCAACTGCAACAGCAGGCACCAGTAACACGTTGATTGTTGCCGTTTCGCCGGTCGTTACGGTTTCCAGGGCGATTCCGAAGAACTTTCCGGATGCCTTTTTGGAAAGCCACGGGGTTGTGCTGCCGGCGTAATAAAGTCTGTCACCGACTGCCACTGCCGAGTTTCCGGCATCGTTTGCCGCTTCGACAGACAGGTCAAAAACGCCTTCCATTTGAATGGACGCTTTCGCGTCGCCGCTTGCATAATCCGTCAGCGCCACGCCATGAAGGCCGTTGCCAACGGAAACCGGGTTGCCGGACTCAATACCGGAACCGACGGTTAACCGCAGGATTTTTCCATCCTGAATTAAATTTGTAGCCATGATTAATTCTCCTTTTCTTGTTTAATGGTAGGGCGGTCTCTCCCCCGCCCGGTTGATGGTCAATCCGCTGTTATGCTCCCTCGTTGCGGTACATGCCGCGGAAATCCGTTGCATAGGCGCCGGCATCGATGGCTACGAGGTACTCAAACCCTTCGATGGTGAATCCGGGCTGACGCATTTCCATCGTCGGGGCCTGCTGGCCGTTTAAGAAGACGACTTTCACGGTGCGGCCTTTCGGTCCCATGAGATACCAGGCTGTCGTCGAATCGTCATCAAGGCGCGGCTCATACACGCGGGTGAAATACGAGCCGCTATATGGATTCACGCGGCTGGAGGCAAAGGTGGAATCCGTGGCCGCGGTGGAGTTGTCGGAGAATTTTTCCGATTTGAAGAAAATTTCCGACACGCCTTCCAACGCCTTCGGTGCCAGGAAGAACTGCGGACGGATATTAAGGCGCCGTTTACCGGCGATATCCTTCTGCACGCCCATGGCCCGAATGCCTTCGCCGACATTGGCGATACCGGGAGCCGACAGATAACCGCTGGTGGCATCGTTGTAACGAGTTGAAGCGGTCGAGAAAATCGCCACGCTGTCGCCCATGTTTCCGTTACCTGTCAATACCGCGTAGGCCACGTCGCCAATTTTGCGGGCTGCCGCTTCGGCTCTCCGTGCGGGCATTGCAGTCAAAGCGCCCATGTCGTCATTAATGATCATGACGCGGGTGATCCGGAACTTTTTGGCGTAGCTGACTGCCGAATAGGTTTCCGGGGTCTTTTCCGAGAAACTGCCATATTTGATTTCACCGGCATCTTTAACTTCTTCCAGATCATCAAACTCACTGAGGGCGTTGTCATAATAGGTTTTGAAATCGCTGACGGAGCCGATTCCGCACCAGGTCTGCCAGGTTTCCGACTGGCTTTCCCATGCTGTCTGCATACTTTTGGTTGCTAGGTTCGCCAGGATGTTCGGGAAATCGGAGCTGGTGAGCGCACGGCCGACCATTTCTTTGATCGAACCATGATGATTCTGGCCGGACATGCGCAGGCATTCGCGGGCCATTTCCACCAGGGTGTATCCGCGCAGGTCTTCTGCGCCGGCTGCCGGGGTTTTGATTTCCATGCCGGCTCTCAGCATCATGGCGTCATTGGCGGCTGCGCGGAATTTGTCCTTTTCATCCGCGCCCATTTCAATGCCGCGGAAGCCGGGATTCTGAACCTTGCTTTTCGCCTGGAGTTTATCCAGAATGGCGCGCTGGGCATCGGCTAATGTGGGGGCATCCTTTCCCGGTTCGCCGACGATTAACTCACGGGCCAGATCCTGGCATTCATACCGGGTCAGCAGTGCATCGATCTCGCGGATGCGATCCAATTCTTTGCCCTTTGCTTCGGCACGAACCTTATCCAGGTCAATATCATCTTTTTTTGCGGGAGGATCTTCTGCCCTCTCCATGAAGGCAATTGCCTCCGCTTCGGTTGCCGTTACGGGCAAGCCACTTCTTTCAAGAAATTTTCGTAATTTCGGGTCCATTAGTATTTCCTCCTTGGGTTGTTCAGTGATTGTTATTTCAGACCGCGCTTTTGCGGATGAATCCGCGCCGATAGGGACTGCCGATAATTCGCGGGGAGTCCACTGGGTCGCCACTTGGACGGGGCCGGTGAATGTCTTGCCGTCAATGGCGGATGTTTGCCCTTCGGGTATCCAGGTCGCCTTATCGACACGGTAGCCGATTGAATAGTCCGTCAAATGCCCTTCTTTGGTTTTAATCCAGGCACCTTCGGCTTCCGGCGCGCTGGAATACTGCGCCCGCCCGACCATTTGGTCGCCTTCAATCCGGATCTCTCTGGCGCTGCCGATGATGTTGGCAGTTTCGTACCGACTGTGCGTATCCAACATAACGAGTTTCCGTGATTCAGGAATTTGAGCGCCGGACATAAGCAGCACTTCGTTGATGATTCCGCGTTCATAGTCATAGACACGCGCCGGGTTTTCCGTAGTCAAGACGACCTCAACGGATCGCGTCTCTTCGTCTAATGTGGCAGGCCCATCCACACGAACAGAAAACGGCGCACTTCTGTAATTCATTTCCGGGGCTTCCTGTTTACTCTCCGCTTTTTTCTTAGGCATTATCTTCCCCTATGATGGCGGCTGGATTGTTTTTCATCGACGTGTCGGCTGACTCAAACGTCAAATCCATCTCTTTCGCCATCTCTTGTGCGGCCTTGATTTCTTCGTAAATGTCTTCAAGATCCTTTCCGCGCTCACGGGCAACCTCCTGGGGCGACTTCAGGCCGTAGCTAATCGCTTCAATCTGGCTTTTTGCTTCGCGCAGCGGATCAACAGCGTCCATCCCCGGCGGCTGCCATTCACATTCCTGGTAACGGCGGGGATCTTGCCAGTAGCCGGGAAGAGTTAACTTCCCTGACATAACAGCCACGTCCATGAAAGTCCGCAGGGCAGGCATACAATACTGGCGTATGTGCCGGACGGATATCGGACGGAGTTGCTGGCTAAAATCATTCCGGACAATCTTGGCTGTTGAAAAATTCAACCCTTGATAATCTCCGGAAATCAATTCATAGGGTACGCCCGTCGTGATTGACAGCATCGTCAGGACAAGACGGACAAACGGGGCAAATGTGGCGCCTGGGCGGTTGTGAGAGGCAATATCAACCTCTTCACCGGGGCGTAAGTATTCGATTATAGCGTTTTCCATTTCTTCGATCTTCTGTGACGCGCCGGAGCCCGACGTGCCATCAGCGGAAAGAAGACCCTGGCGGAATGCCGGATCGGGCGTTTTAATAAATGCAAGATACTTCGCGGCCATCTTTGCCGTGTCAATTTCGGCATCCATGTAGTCGCTCAAATCACGGGCAACAAGAACACCAGGGGCAAAAGGCGAAACGCCCCGAAGTTGCTGTGGGCGTAACATATCGAAGCCATGGATAACCTGTGCGGCGGGTACATAAACATCTTTGCCGTCATAGTACGGGTCGGTGAACCAATAGCCGGTCACGCGGCCACTGTATTTTTCGTATTCAATGCCCTGTCGGACTTCTTTTAATCCGGGGGTTGCGGACAGAGCGCTTCCGCCTGATCCGTAGGTATCATGCGCGCCTGACAGCCAATCCACTTCATAGACCTGTAAGGCATAGGGAAGAAATTGATTCGGGTTTTTGGGATAAGTTTTCACCAGAAGGAATTCGCCTGATTCCAGGTCCTGCCGTTTCATCAATCGCATGATGTCATTAAAATGCAGTTTCCCGGCTGAATCGGCTTCGTCCTGCCACCATCGCATGGCGTCTTCAATCAACTGGATGCGGCGTTTGTCAGGTTTTCCGCCTGGGCCTCTGGCTTTGCTTTGAAACATGATGCCGGGGCCGACTGAGTAATCAACCATGATGTTCGCGGCTCTTGCGAGATAAGGAAAATCACGGATAAGCTGCCGGACGCGCGCGCGGATGATTGGATTGGACAGGCCGATGATGTCGTTGACGTTCTGATTGACGGTTGTCCATGAACCGGTGAGTCGTGTAGTTTTTGCAGCGGCATACATTTCGGCGCGCTGCCTGTTGTTTGGATTGCCAATCAACCAGCGGTGACGGGCCATGGTTGATCGGTGTGATGCGAGTTCTGATATCTTATCGACGACTGAAGCGACAAATGCGTCCAGTATCATATTGCTCGGCCTCCCTGTTTGGCGTAGGTGCGCGGAAGACAAGTCCCGGCGGTTGCTCCAACTTCCATTTTTACTTCAT